TGCAGGAGAGGGTTGGTGAGTTGGAAACCGCCATTAAAGACGAAGCCATTAAACATCAATGGTGCATGGTCTGTGAGACAACGGTGTTTGAACTTGAGAAGATAATCACGGAGGCGGTTCCGCCACTAGAAAAGGAATTTAATTTATTGAAGTCATATTTTGAAGGTCAGCGGGAAGTGGTGCTTCACAAAAATGATATTGACTGGAAAGCCATCGACGCCGCGCTTGCGGTGCTAAAAAAGGACAAATAATGGACTTATCACTCGTATCTATGAATGAACTGGCTGACGAACTAATGAAACGTGGCAAGGTCGGAATTGTTTATGTTTATGGGCTAGAAGGAAGGCAAGGCTATGTCAACTGGATGGGAGATTATTACGCGGCACTTGGTCTATGTGTTGATATGCAACGCGAAATTATAAAGAATATCGACGAGGAACAACTCTAACCTCCCCGCCTCGAAAGGAGAAGCATGATTAAATCTTTATCCTCAAAAGAGTGGAAAAAGTTTCACGACAAGGACATCGACAAGATTCTTGCCGATGCTCGGTCATGGCGTTCCTTCAGCGAGTGGCTGGAGGGGCAGGACGACATCGAATTTGAGATAAAACACAATGGCGATCAGGGGACATCATATAATTTAGGAAGGAAGCCAATCATGGGGGACGTTAAGATGAAACTAAAGCCGTGTCCGTTTTGTGGAAGCAAGGCAAGTACATACGAAGACATTTGGTTTTATGTTCGCTGCAATAAAACACATTGTTCTGCGTCGTCAGATGGATGGTTTTCAAAGAAACTCGCAATTAACGCATGGAACCGCCGTTCTAGCTTGGGTTATTTTAAACAAGGAGGAGGCATGGCTGAATATTTCACAAACTGGAAAACCGGGAAATGGGAGGAGGGAAAGCCTATGAACTTCTGGATCGGGTTTTTAATGGGCGCAATATCAGGTATTACGGCGTATCCGTGGATTTATTTTTGGTGCACACAATAGGAGGATAAATGCGTAAAGTTCCGTGGACTCCAAGAGAGGTTATGGAGAGTTTGAGATCGACAGGCTACGAGACTGTTTATCATCGCAATCTTCGGAAAAACAAAAGTGGAGATTCACACCGTGACGCATTCATGGATTGCGGCGAGTGCGCGGACTGCATGATCTGACATCTCCCGGAGGTTTTTAAAATAGTTAAAATAAATAAAATTTCTGTTGATTTTTGTGGTAAATTTAAAATGTAGATGGGGGACGCCCGATTTACGCCACTTTCCACCCCGGTGACTGCATGCAGCGGATCGCCGGGGTTTTTTATTTGTTATTTGCGCCGGGCACAATGGCGGGCTAACAGTTTAAACTGCAAAATAAAAAAGAGCCTTAGCCGCCCGGCCTTTGAAAATATGGACATCCTTTTAATCATTTTGGTTTGTCTTGCGGTATATTTCCCAACCCTGCGGTATGGTCTTGTCACCGACGATACCAGGTTAGCGGCCTATCTACAATCTAGTGGATCGAGATTGTCTAAATACGATCTCAAAAGCATATTCAATTTTGTAATTGGGAGGCTCTACGGTGTAGGCACGTTTATCCGGCTGTTGCCATGCCCGGCGTGTAAAGGCGCACGGAAAATAGAAATCCTGGACGGTAAAGATAACAAAAAAATGCCTTGCCGTCGGTGCTCCGGGACAGGTAATGCCTGGATTATCAATTATGAGATCGAGCATGCGTTTACCCTGCTGCTCCACACAACAACGTGTGTGCTGATTTATTTGGCATTCCGATCAATTTTTCCTGCCCTCCTGTATGCAGTCCACCCAATGGCACTACAAACATCAACGTGGCTCAATGGCCGGAGGTACGCGGTTAATCAGATTATTGCCCTGGCGATTGTGGCCGGTGGGCCGGTGTTGTTGCCGTTGTATTTTATAACCCCGTCCCTGCAGGTCAACGCAATCATGGTCCCGGTAATTTTTGGATTGCCGGGTATGTTGTTGGTTGCCTGCGTGATTGCATTGTCCTGGGATAAGGTTATCAGGCCAAAGGTTGCCGATCGGTTAAAGAGCATCGTTAGTGATGATATTCGCAAGTTTACGCCCAAGCGGATCATTGTTATCGTCAGATCGTTTGGATTTTATATGTCGCGCATGGTCGTGCCGGGTCGCGCCATGATGATCTACCCGATACTCAACCATTGGGGGTGCACAGAGGAGGATAATAAACAGGCGTATGCGCTGGACGCGTGGTTTGCGCTGGGGGTGGGGTGGATGGCGGCCATTGTTTCGGGCATGGTCCTATTGCCCCAAGACCGCTGGCTTTTGGCGTTTATGGGCCTTGCGTTGCTGCAAAACTGCAACATAATCCCGGTTACGCAGCCGATTGCTGATCGTTACGCCAATATGTCTCTGATTGTGGCGGTATATTTTATAGCCAGGATTGCCGGTCCTTCAGGCTCGTGTCTGCTCATGGCCCTTTACCTGCCGTGTCTGCTGGATTCCCTGCGGATGTACCGGGATATCAACGCCTATTACGATTATCACGGTTATTTCAACCCCACGGACACAATCGCGCGTAAATTCCGCATTAACTGGCTGATGAAGGATACCCCATACCAGGATATTTTAGGCGCATGGAACGAGATCAAGACCGGCCTTCGGTCTCACCCCAAGGATTTCTCATTTAATTATCAAGCTGCTATCTGTATGGCACAAATGGGTGATTACAAAATGTTCGATCACTATTTAGCGGTCGCTGAGGCCAATCATTACATCAATCAAGAGCCGTTATGGAGGCCACACCTGGATGCACTCAAGGATCAGCGGAAGCTCGTTGACCGTAAAAATATCAGGCGGGTAAACATACCGCCGAGAGAGTTTGCGAAAACATTATGAAAAAGCTAACTGTTAAACAAGAACGATTTATAAATATTTATTCCGGGAACGCGACAGAAGCCGCCATTCAGGCGGGGTACTCTCCGAAAACGGCCTATGCGATTGGTCAAGAAAACTTGAGGAAACCTGAAATTTGGCAAGCCATTCAGGGCCGCATCAGTAAATTCGATGTCAAAGAGATTGCTACGCGTGAGGAGCGGCAGAGGTTTTGGACGACAACCATGAATGATTCTACCGCATCAATGAGCGACCGGCTACGGGCCTCTGAGTTGTTGGGTAAGTCTCAGGCTGATTTTACTGAGATTCACGAGCATAAGGGCGAAGTTGATGTTACTCACAAGATAGAGGTCGTTGACTTAGACGCCAGGGCAACCGAAATCATTAGAGGCCGTCAATGTCTGGGATCGCGCAATTAACACGCGAGGAAGCGCAGATTTTGTATTCCGAGGTCCTTAAAGCGGGGGACCCGGAGGCATTGCGTCGCTTGTGCCGTGAGGACCTCTACTTTCTTTTGCGCGTAGGGTGTAGGCGCAATGATATGGATCACGATTGGATATATGCCCGATGCCGGGAGGTTGAGGCTAATCCTGACGGACGCATTGATCTCTGGTTCAGGGAGGGGTATAAGTCAACGATCATCACGTTTGGCCTGAGTATTCAGGACATCCTAAAGAATCCCGAAGTAACAATCGGGATTTTTTCACATACAAGGCCGATTGCCAAGGCGTTTCTGGCGCAGATCAAGCGCGAGCTTGAGACTAATACGTTTTTGCAGGGGTTATTTGATGATGTCCTATACAAGGAGCCGTGTAAAGAGTCTCCCCTGTGGTCCCTGGACAGCGGGATAGTGGTAAAGCGCAAGGGCAACCCTAAAGAGGCCACTGTTGAGGCGTGGGGCCTTGTGGACGGGCAACCCACATCCAAACATTATGCGGTGCTGAATTTCGACGATGTAGTTACGCTCGAATCAGTCACCACCCCTGAGCAGATCGCCAAGACAACCAATGCGTGGGCGGTGTCGCTTAACCTTGGAGTTGAGGGCGGGCGGGTTAGGTACATCGGGACCAAGTATCACCTTAACGATACCTACAAGGAGATCATCAAGCGCGGGGCGGCCATTCCGCGCATCCATGCGGCCACGGATGACGGGACGTTTGCCGGCAAGTCGGTCCTGTTTACTCAAGAGTCATTCGAGAAAAAATGCTCTGATTACGGCAGCTATGTGGCCTCTTGCCAACTCCTGATGAATCCCCTGGCTGATAACGCCATGGGCTTTCACCCCGATTGGTGGATGCACTACAACGAGTTAAGGAATCACGAGCGGTGGAACTTTTACATTCTGGTTGACCCGGCCTCAAAGAAGAAAAACACAAACGATTACACGGTCATGGCGGTGGTCGGATTAGGCAATGACGGCAACTATTATCTGGTTGATGGTATCCGGGACCGGCTCAACCTGACCGAACGCACAAAGGCCCTGTTTTCCCTGCATCGCAAATGGCGTCCCAGAGACACCGGCTATGAGGAGTACGGCCTACAGGCCGACATTGAGCATATTGAGTACGTTCAGGAGCAGGAGGGATACCGTTTTCATATTCAGCCGTTGGGCGGCCAGACCGCGAAGGTAGATCGTATTCGCCGGTTGGTCCCCCTGTTTGAACAGAGGCGTTTCTACATGCCGAACAGGCTATTGTTTATTTCCCGTGAGGGCAAGGCGGTTGATTTCGTCAAGGCCCTGCGTGAGGACGAGTACGAGACGTTCCCGGTTTGCGCCCACGATGATGGACTTGATTGTTTGTCAAGGATTGTGGATAAGGACCTTAACGCCGTGTTCCCCAAGGTCACGCAGTCTATCCCGTTGGGCGTTCCGATTCGGGAGGAAAAGTATGACCCATTTAGATCACTCGGTAACAACCGAGTCTTGGCGGCGATATGACCTTTCTGTTTGTCAGGAGATGGCGGTCAGGTCGA